ATTGATTTTTATTTAAAATTATGATTTAAAATAAATCAAATGACAGATAATGAATATTCTTATGAAACATATACATTAGAAAACGATGGGACAATAGATTATTGTGTTACTGAATGTTTAGAACCATCCGATACTTGGGGTGAAGAATATGGAACATTAACTGATATTAATTATTGGCAACCAAATTACTTTGAAAAAATAAAAACCATATTAGATTGTCCAACGTTTGATAAATCTTTACCAATCAATACATTTGTTAAAATTTATGATATTGAAGAAAGTTTAGTAAAATATTTAATAAATAATGTAGTTTACTATAATAATAAGTTTAAAATAAATTTAAATAAAAATACAATTACATTTGGGTCAATAAGTTTATCTAATTTACCAATTGATGAAACCTATCAATATTATTTAGAAGACTACTTAGATACTATTAAATTTGATAAAGAAGATATTGAATTAATATGTCTTAATGTAATAAATTCTAATAATTTAGACTTATTTAAAATGATTGAAAGTAAATATGATATTGCGCTTCTTTTTAGTAAATCTGTATCCATAATACATAAAAGTCTTATTAAGTTCAATATAATAAATCAGACTTTTATGTGTAGCAATTCTATTACACATCATATATTAGATAAGTATGATGTAAATGTGTATTATTATCTATTACATCATATTGATTTACATATTCATTTTAATAAATTAAACTATATATTGCAATGTAAAATTGTTAACAGTATTCAAAATAATACTATTTATGAGATAAAAACATTAATAGATAAAAGTTTAAAAAATAATGATTATTATAATGATTTAATAGAACTATTAGTATTTAAAACTAATAAAATAGAAATTTATGAGCATTATATCTATACTTGTATTGAATATCATAAATATAATCTTATGAGAAGACTCATTTATAATAGACCGCTTATATTACCATATCTAAATTATTATAATATTTTTCAAAGATTAATAGATATATTTAATGATAAAATTCATATTAGTTATGGTTCGAATGAAATAAAAGATACACATGTATTAAAATTGTGGAATTTATTATTTCCACATATTGAAAAATCGGATATTAATTTAGAATATTATTTTAGTTGTAATAATGTGTTGCATTCACTAGTTGGTTTTAGAAAATCGTTAACTATAATTAAAGATATTCAACCGTATATAATAGATTGGAATAAAGAAGATTACATGGATTTTATACCATTATTAGATTGTATTCGTTATAGTAGTTATAATTCAGTTAAATATATGATTGAAAATTTAGATATAGATTTATATCATCATACTTCTGTATTTAATATATTAATATGCGCTATATATAATTCTGATGTAAGAGTTATAAAATATATTGGAACATTAATTAAAAATAATATAATTTTAACTAATACATTTAAAATTGGGCAACAACATATACCAGATTATATAATAGCATTAAATAAAAGCAAAAATAAAGTATTCAATAAATTTAAAATAAAACTTAACATTATTATAGATATTTTTGGAATCCAAATTATAGATGATATTTTTAATAACTTTTCATGCAATAAATATGTTGTAAAACATTTAATTACTAAATTTAATTATAGTCCAACATTTAAAACGCTATATATTAAAAAGGTACATAATACCTATACAGATGATTTAAAATTAATTATAGATAATACTGATTTTAATTCGACACTATTTAAGTATAATCATTTTATAATTTTTATCGTTTATTATAGCATCAAAGATATTGGAATGGCTATAGAAGCATTTGAATATGCATTTAGACATTATAATATTACAAAAACACCAGTTGAAAATAGCGATTTAGAATATTTAATTTACAATATATATAATCCATCTACACATACAACAGAATTATTTGAAAAATATATACTATACCTAAGAGAAACCATAATTATAAATGATACATTAGATTTTACAATATTATGGCATGGTTACAATTTGGATAAATTTAATACTATATTAGATATATTATTTAAAAATGGTTTCTATTTTATGAACAAATATTGGAATTATGACAATTACAATAAACTTAATAATTTATATCATTATCAAATTCTATACCATATCAATAATAAATACAACCATACTAATATAGATAAATGGTGTATTGTTATATATACTCTAAAGTTATTTGTTAGAAACCGATTCAAAAAAATAAAAAAACAATTCACCTATAAATTAAAAGATGTTAATCATGAATTTAAATTTAAACCGTGTCTACATTTTAATTTATCTTCTATACATAAAACAAAAACTTTCAATCCATATCATATTAAACCGATTGATTGTTTAAAGTCACTGAATGAAACTCATAACAAAATAACTATTAAAGCGGATGGTATACACAAAACAGGGTGTTTTAATGTTTATCCTGATGTAATAAAGCAATCGCTTTTGGATTTAAGTTATATTGAATATGAATGTGTTAAAAAAGATAATATATGCTATTTCTTTAATTATCTTGTTGATTCAACCGATATTTATGATGTTATACTAAAATTACGAGAAATCCATCCATTTATTCCAAATAAAATTTATCCTCGTCTTAATTTGTCAAATTATAAGGAAGTATTTATCGATTATGATAGAACAGAATTAGAAGCATTAAATAAATTTAAAAAACAGTTCAAACATAAGAAAAAATGGTGGGCTAAATATATTTTCAAATTTGAACACATGTCACACAACGATTATATTAATCTATTACATGACATTAAACAATTAGAGATGAAATCTATTCCAACTGATGGTTGGATATTAATAGACAATAACTATAATGATCTCATTAAAATTAAACTTGATAATCATTTAACAATAGATTTGTTATGGAAAAACAAATCATTATATGATAATCAAGGTAATAGTTATAATATCAGTGTTGTAAATAATAAATCTCTATTAGATGACAACATATACAGATGTTATTATGATGATATTAATAACAGTTGGAAACCGATTGAAATACGATATGATAAACAACGACCAAATGATGTAAGTATTATTAAACCTATATTATTATCACACCTTTATAAATGGAATATAAATGATTTAACTAAGTTGAAGTTATACTATCAAAAATATAATGTATGTAGATATCAATCATATAAATTATCAAAATCTATTCTAAGATATAATGATTATATTAATGCAGATTCAGTATTAGATTTAGGGTGTGGGTTTAATAATTTTAAAAAAATAAAAACGTATGTTGGTCTTGATTATGATCCAAAAGTGAGTGTTAATAATACAACTGAAAAAAATAAATATATATGCGATTTAACATTAGACTGGGAAGAAAAGGAACAACTAAAAACATACAGTAATAGTTACTATCATTTTCCTAATATTATGGATTTCAATTATAAATATCATTCAACTAAATTTGACACCATATTAAGTATAAATAGTATACATTATTTATTAGAAGGAAACCACAAAACATTATTTAATAACATTAATAGACATACACATACTAATAGTAAGATTATAGTTAAATGTTTAGACGGTTTCTTAACTAAATCACTACTAATTAAAAATAAATATATATCAAGTGGGTCATGTTTTATTAGGCGTGAAAATAAAAATCAAATTAAAATATATTATGATTGGTGTCATAACACTCCTCGAATAGAAACATTATATGAAAAAGAAGAAATTATGGATATATTTAATAAATATGGATGGGGATTGAAACACTATAATTGTGAGTCTATAAATGATACTTTGACTGATTGGGAAAAGTATTTTAAATGCTTTTCCGTATATGTCTTTACAAGGTTTAGTTAGGTTGATGATAATTATTTTTTATTATAATAATTAGTTACCACCTAATGTATACCCTGTTCCACTAAATGGAATAAATTCTTTTTTATCCTGGTTATCCTTATTGTCATTATTGTCATTATTGCCCTGATTATCATTATTATCCAACCGAGATTTTTTATTTAAAGATGTATTCATGCTAAAAATTACGCCATTTTTACTTTTATTCTTTACATTTTTTTTAGGTTCATACAGCGATTCTATATCAATTTCTAATTCTTCAATTTCATCCATTAATACTATATTCGTTGGTTTACATTCTATTATACTTATAGGCATTTTAGTATTTTGATATATTAAATTGATAGTGTCTTTTTCTTTTAGTACCGTAAACAAATTTCTAAAGTGTGTTTCCAAATATTTCTTTTGATCAGTAATTTTGTAAAAATCGTCGCTTTGTGGTTTTATTTTAAGAAAACAAGCTTTTTCAAGTGGCTTACTTAAGATTTCTAAATTAATATATTCATTCTCTTCTACACCCAACTGATAAAAAATATGATTGGGAATATACATTTCATCTATACATTCTTTAAATTCAAGTACACCTAAATAATGTTCTTTATACTTAAAAGTAACAGGGAATGCTACATTCTCATATTTTGTTAATTCATACAAAATATATTTTGGACATATTACTTTATTTCCATTATTATGATAATCTAATTTTGGGCTTTGATCTTGATAAAATGTAAAAGGAAGAGCTTTAACTATTATTTCTATATTTTCTTTATTTAGTATTAAATTATCATTAGTATTTTGTTGATATAAATCTAATGTTTCATTAACCAAAGATTCATTAACCAAAGATTCATTAACCAAAGATTCATTAACCAAAGATTCATTAACCAAAGATTCATTAACCAAAGATTCATCCATGTTTTAATAATATACTATTTTATTTCTTAAATTATTTTATTCTTTTATTTGCCCTTGAAGTCCGGACCATTTCTTTTTGGAAAAATTCTGGTGACGGTGAATATCAGGTTTTCTTGCCGAATATCTGCGACGTACTTCTTCTTCAATTGCAATAAGACGTTTTTCTTCTTCTACAATAGCTTCATCTGTTCTTTCGCGACATTTCTTCTTAACAAGATCCTTAACAACTGCTGCTTCAACGCCTTTCATAGCTGGAGAATCAGCAATGGTTTCTGTCTGAATGTTAGAACTGTATGGTACATCTTTATAGACAATTCTACCATCATACACACTTAAAAACTTGTAATGAAATGCAAATAAATCTACCCTATAATTAATGAAATCATTATTATCTGCTGTTGAATTACCAAGACCTTTAAATGTAATTTTAAGATCATCATCTGCTTTAGTGAAATTATAAGAACCGCTGGGCTGATATTCTTCCGGATGAAGTGCAAATGAATAACTATAAATATATTTATGTGTTTCATTTTTATTTATACCACCTGGAACATTACTATGATGATTATAAGGTTGTAATGTTCTAAAATGTGTGGCATCTGTTTCTTCTATTCTATCTTGATTTGAAATAGTAAATTTCGCTGTTTTAAATGTGTCAAAAGAACCATAACCTAAATTAGCATTTTCAGCATGCAATGAATAATTAAATAAATCATTTGGATGAACAGATGTTTCTGTATTTTTTTTTGGAATAATTGCTTCTGATCCTGAAGAAATCCTTGAGGTATGTCTTACAACCCATATTATTTCTTTAACTGGATTATTTAAAATTATTTTTGATAATCCGTTTTCATTAATATTTTCTTTCATATCAACAGTTTCTATTAAATATTCATTTGGAAGATTATTTCTAATCCTATTTTCTTCGGCTTGGTCTAAAAACACGTAATTTGTGAAAAATTTAAAATTTGTAATTTTTGCTGTATCATCAAATACTAAATTTTGTCCAGTTATGACATCACATGTAACTAATTGTTTTACATTATTTAATGATAGTTTAACTTTTACTTTATTCTCATCAAGTAAAAAAATAGGGAATGATAGACCCGGATTTCTATTAAAATAAAACTTTAAAGGCACATAATAACGTGATTTTAATGTTTGAGCAAAATTACCAGGTTCAGTATCATCTTTTTTTCCAACTAAGGACCATTCTTTTCTCATAGGATCTGTTAACTCATTCCATATATCATACCATAAACCATTATGCTTATCAATTATATTACCATCTATTTCCAATTTAACTTCATTTAATATAGCGTAACCTACAGCATTTACATAATGACAGTAATCCTCCCAATTTTCAACTATACCACCAGGAACTGCAGGTATAGTTATTGTATCTACCTTGCCACTTGATTTAACTGTAGGAGGCAAAGTAAATTCAATATACATATTATTAATTAATGAACCAGTTTTTTCAATTGTATATGTTACACTTTCTCCAAAATTTACAGAACTATTTGTAGAGTTCGAGATTTGACGTGTTTCAAGTCCAAAATTAGTATGTCTTTTATACACTTTTTTAAAAAAGGTTATTTGAGGATTTATACTCAAAATATCATCTCCGGTTCCTTGATTTGATGCTAAATTTAAATTTCCACCAGTCATATAAAATTTATATATATATTAATGTTTAAATATAAATTTAATTTTAACTTAAAATTTTTTTTAATATAATATATTATAATGCCCACACCGAAGAGAATAGATATAAAGTCAGATAATCCAGCATTAACAATAACAAACATAACTAAAAGTGTTATTGAAGGTGGACAAAAATCAAGCATTAGTTTTAAAGGGACTTCAAAGAATGATAAATACCATAGCTTAGCTTCAATCACCGGAAGTCATTCTGGAGGAGATTATAATAAAGGACAATTGGTATTTGAGATTGGTGAAGGGGATGTTGAAGGTACTTTAACTGAAATAATGTCATTAAAAAGTGACGAGGTTACAATTAGTGGAAATTTAACTGTTAATGGGGTAGTTACATCTATAAATTCAAATGAAGTTAATATTGGTGATAGTATTATTGTATTAAATTCTGATGAAACTGGCACGCCATCACAAGATGGAGGGATTGAAATCGAACGTGGAACATCAACTAATGTTCAATTTATTTGGGTCGAAAGTGAAAATAAATGGTCAACAGTAAACACGAAATTACACGTTGGAGAAGCATTAGTAGTAGACGGTGCTTCTACATTAACTGGTGCGGTTTCAGCCGTGTCAACATTAGCAGTAACTGGTGCTTCTACATTATCTAGCACATTAGATGTTAGTGGCGATACTTCTGTTACTACATTTGATTCTTCTGGTGCAACATCGCTTGCTACAGGTAGTGGTGCTGTTACGATTGCTTCATCTGGAGCTATGACAACAGTAGAAGGAACACTTAATGTATATGAGGCAGTAACCCTTTAT